AAACGTAGCCATTATGCAAGCATACCTCCTGGTCGTTTTTGTTTAATTAATTCTGATTGTATAGCAACTGAAATCATACGACCAAGTTCTCTACCTTGTTCTTCATCTCCTTCAACAGAAGAACCAGAAGCATCTACGTTTACTACAATATTTGTTGAACCACCTAATTCATGGTTTGGAATAATAGTACCTGCTCTATCTGGAACAAACAATTCAGCACCTCTTTCTCCTACTAATGAAGGTCTGCCAACAGGAGGTCTACCACCATTAGCAAAAGAACCTGGCAATAAATTTGCACCACTAGGAATATTAGTTCCAAAAGTTCCAGGAGCAGGTTTAAATGGAGCAGGATTATTAAATGTAGGAGTTCCAAAACTAAATAAATTACCAAACAAACCTAAGAAACTTTTTTGTATTTGAGCAGACAATAATCTCGCAGCAGTATCTAAAAAAGAATCTGCTATTCGATTTAACATACTTCTAAAGGCATCAGAAACACTCATTGTTCCTTTAACAATTCCTTTAAATGATTCTTCAAAACCATCTTTTATTGCTGTGCTTAAATCTAAAACTGATCTCATAGGGTTTAATAATTCTCTTATTTCATCGGAAGGTGCTCTAAATTCAGCAATAAATTGTAGTTGTTCATTTGTTTTTATAGCAGTATCTAATGCTTGAAGTGCATCTTGATTTTGTTTATTAAAATCTTGTCCAAAACCTTCTCGCTGTTTTCTCAAAAATTCTTCTTGCCTTGTTTTACTACCTCTCAATCGTGCAACAATATTACCTCTTTTATCAGTTGGTAAACCACCTACTTTTTGTACTTTTTCATCAATAAATGCTCGCCTTCTTACTGCTAATATTTCTTTTTCTAAAGCAAGTTGAGCACTAAGAGATCCTTCAGTTGCTAATATTTGGAATAACTCGTTTTTCTTGGCAACACTTATATTATTTGAAGCATCTAATATTTTATTCAAAACAGAATCAGTATCTCGTAAACCAGCTAATGATTCAAATACTTCTTTAGATCCAAAAGCACTTAATATACTCATTCCTGTTTGAGCACCAAATTCTTTCACAGTTGCAGCTAACTTAATAGCTTCTTCGTTTGCAATATCAAAATCTTTGGCAAGTTGTTTTATTTGTTGTCTTGTAAATTCAGATCCAGCACCCATAGCTTTAATATCTTTATTCAAATCATTTACAGCCTTTCTAAAAGCTCTTACTTTTTCAATTTGAGCAGCAGCAGCAGTAGCAGCAATAGAAGCAGCAAAACCTCCTCCTGGTGCGAGTGCTCCTCCAAGACCACCAGCAATTCCACCCATTACTGAACTTAATCCACCAGCACCAAATAATAATGGGAAACCACCACCAATCATTGCACTACCAGCACCACCTTTTATTCTTCCTCTCATGCCACCTGGCATACCAAAAAGTCCATCCTCTTGGAATTGTTGTCGTAATCTAAATCCTCTTGGTAATCTTGCTCCTATTTGACCTCCAGGAACTCCAAATCCTCTAGATAAACCACCAAAAGCTCTTGATGTTTGTTGTTGTGTCTGAATTGTTGCTATTTTTGCAACTTTTTTATCAATATTTTTTAAATGTCTATCTCTAGCTTTATTTTTTATTGCTTCAACTTTTGCTGATGCTGTTACTTGATCTGCCCTCGCACTAAATCCCGCAAAACCAGATTTAACTTGTCTTGCTCTAGCAGTTCTATCTATAACTGCCTGTTGACCTGATGTTATTGATTCAGCCCTAATTTTTGCTAACAACTTTTCTTTTTGTCTTAACTGTAAATTCATTTCTTTTTCTACAGCTACAGCAGCCCTCGCTGCTCTTGTAAAACTGCTCGTTCCAATAGCTGCTTTATCTAATAATGATCTTGCTCTTGAAATTTGTTTATTAAGTTTTCCAAATGTAGAAACAGCAACTTTATTTTGTTTACTTGCTTCTTTATTAAACTCTCGTATATTGTCTGTTGCTCCCTTTAATTCCTTACGAAGTTTGACTAACTTATTAGAATTTTTTAATGCAATAGCAATATCAACATTATAATTAGCCACTTGCTATAAAAATTAAAACATTTTCTCTATATTACCTCTTTTTACTCTTTAAAGCATTAGTTCTTTGTGCTTGTTCTTTTTGTTTTTCATATTCTTCATGCTCTAATTCAGCAAACGCAATCCAACCTAACATTTCTTCAATAGTTAAAGTTTCACATAACTCAGCCACAGTTTTATTTAATTGTTTTGCTAAAGAAAACAAAAATTTCCAATCATTATTAGCTTTTTAAATCGGCTTTAGCCTCTTTTACCTCCTTATCAGCACCAGCATTTATCATAGCTAATTGTATCTCTTCGAGAATAGATGCTTCAATTTCTCTTCTTAATGATGCTTTATCTCCATCTTGAAAAAGTTTTACACCATCTTTATCTTTTGCTTTTTCAATCATCATTTGCAACGCATAATCATTAGTATCATCAGTTCCAGTTTTTTTCTGTATTGATTCTCTTTCTGCAATCGTTAATGGATTCCAATAAACAGAAAGAATTACCTCATCATTTTTAATTACATCATGTTTGTAAAGTTGAGAAACTCCAAACTTGTTTTTTAAAAGATCAACTGCTCTAGTCATGTTAATGTATAGCTATTAACACTATACTAGGCATTGGCAGTAAATTGACAAGATATTAAGCCTAAGAAATGTGAAGAGTCATCTATATCAATAGGAACAATGCCTGATATATCAGCAACTCTTGGAGAACAATTAAATGTATCAGTGTAATTTGAAGCATTTACAGAAGTAAGCCCATCAATAACAGCTTCTCCTAATGAAGATAAAACAGAAGTACCTTTTCCTCTTGGAACATAGATATTACATTGGATAACACCAGAATAAAAATCCTGTGATGCTCCTTGTGTTTGAGTCGTTGCCTGTGCAAAATCAACAGACATAATGATATATTTTTTGGTTTTTCCAGGTGTTTTATAAACCATATTGTCATAAACCATTTCAACAGTAGCGTCTACTGCTGCAACTGCGTCTGTTACTGCTTTTTCAAAAGCTGCTCTGGTGTTAACTAAAGTCATGGAGTTTCGTAATCAACAAATACAGAACTAGGATCACTAAATCCACCAATACCTTTTCCTTTAAACCTAACATTATCAGATTTACCTCTAACACCTGTACCAAAAGCAGCAACACCAAGTTTTGGTTTTTCAGTAAATACTGTATTTATAAGTCGTCTTAATTCACCTTGAACATATTGAGGTATTTGACTATTAGGAGAAGCTAAAGCTCTAGCTGCATATTGTGATCTATTACCAATAAATACTTTGGAAAAAGGTTTGAAATTAGGTATTGAATCAATAAATCTAGGTTCAATTACTGCTTGAGGATTACTTTGATCTCCTCTTCTTCTTGGCTTAATATTACTCCATGGAGCAACTGATTCTCTTGCTTCATCAGGTCTAGGTCTTTGAGTACTAGCAGTCCAACTAGAAACAAAAAAACCTGTATCTACTGGACTATATCTTTTTGTAGATAAATCAGATAATACAGCACGAACCAAAGTATTTAAATCACGTTCTAGGTTGCCAATAAGATCTCTTTCTATATTTTCAATACCTTTACTTCTAGCCATCAGAACCTCACTAATAAAGTAAACAGATAAGTCTGTCCACCCTGTCTTGTATCTATATTAACTATCTGTCCTACTCTTGTAGATCCAGCATAAGTTAATGTAACTTCATCTTGAAAATCTGGTTGATTATCTCCAATTAAATCAGGAGTAATATAAATTTTTGCTTCTCTTCTTTCCCTTCCATCATCTTCAGTAGATTGAACAAACTCAACAGGAGCTTTAATACTATAATTTGTATCGCTTGTAGTATATGCACCTGTAGCTGTGTTATAACTTCCCGATGCTTTTCTTGTATAAACAATAGAAGAATCAAAAGAAGATCCAAGATCAGCTACAACCTGTTTTGCAATCTGTTTAAATGCTGAATCTAACTGTCCTGCCATTATCCTCTAACTACCCTCATTTGAAAACTACCTGCTCCACCTAGCATATATGCTCCAAGATAACTTTGCAGCCATGGGTAAACATCTAAAATATTATTTACAGAACCAGTACCTTGACTTGCTGTATTGTATTTAACTTGAATGTCTCCTAGCTTTACTTCTTCAAAATTACCATCTTTACCAGTAGTTCCAGTAATCGCATCAGTATCATTTGCTAAAGCCCTAGCTAATTCATATTGTGCATATTTAATACCTTCAGGGATTTTAGAACAAGCTAATTCAACTCCATCTACCTGATAATTATTTCTTGGAAATTTTAATGCCTGTCCATCATCACATCTATCTCCATAAAAAACTAAGGTATCAATCCATCTAGCAGCAGATATTAATGATCTTTTCTTTTGATCGTCTGTTTTATTTGTCCAAGTAGAAGAATCTGGAGAAGTATCAAAATAATCATTAGCTTCTGTCAACGTGACATAACTATTAGCATTTT